TCCGAACACGCGCCAACAGCCCAATAGGGGCCTTCAAGCGGCCCCTCCGCACGCTCGGCACCCCCCGAGACGCCGATCCAACCGCCGCTCCCGCGCCCACGACAGGGTTGTCGGAGGTGTCCAGCTGGCTTCGAAGCCGGGGGGCGGCCGTGGCATCGACGACCCGATTGACCTCGGCGCGGACGGGGACGACCTGCCCGAAGGCCCGTTAGTTCGGAGTGGCAGCGCAGGACGACCAGGATCCGCTTCGGGCTCGCAGGGCGCCAATGGTTCGGATCCGGACACACGGAACCTTTTCTTTCCGCTTCCCTACAATGAAGAGCAGGCTGAGATCATTGGAAGGCTGGAGCAGAAGGGCACTGCAGGCGTCGTAGTTCAGGGGCCGCCTGGCACCGGCAAGACGCACACCATCGCCAACATCATCTGCCACTACATGGCCCGTGGTCGCCGGGTGGTCGTCACCGCGCGCACCCCAGAGGCACTGGCAGCGGTCCAGTCGAAGCTGCCGGAGGAGATCCGGGCGCTTGCCATTTCGGTCATCCACAGTGACCGGGAAGGTGCCAAGCAGCTCGAGGAGGCGGTCAGGGTCCTCGCTCACACCGTCGCCACGACTAATCGGCGCGAACTGAACCACGAGCGGCTCGACAAGGAAAGGCGCCTTGCCGAGGTCCGCAACGAGCTAAGCGACCTTGATCGGAAGATCCGGTCCTATGCCGAGCAAAACCTGCAGCCCGTGCGGTTCCGCGACGAGGACCTGCTGCCAATGGCGCTTTCGGCTCGCCTCGAAGCCGAGCGGCCGGAGCACGCCTGGTTCTCCGATGGCATTGACTTCGCAGAACGCTTCGAGCCGCGCTTCGGGGATGCCGAAATCATCGAGGCACGGGCCATCCGCGCGAAGCTCGGCGGCGACCTCATTTATTCCGGCGCGCATCTCCCTGATCCCTCGGCATTGCCCGACACGGCACGGCTACTCGCGGCTCATGGTGCCCTCACCAGGGAGGCCGAGACAGCGGCCAAGACCGGTCGCGGCGACCTGCCCTATGTCTCGCTCGCCGCACCCAACGCCGCCGAACTCGTCAGCCAGACGCATGACTGGTTGGAGGGTATGGCCTGCTGGCTGGATCAAATTGACGCTGGCGGCCATGGCTGGGTGCTGGTTGCCTACCAGATCATTCTGGATGGGAAACCTGCCGATCCAGCAGCGCGGCAGACGCTCCGCACCCTGCTAGGCGATTGGGCTCGGCTGCAGGCGGAGGGGCAGCGCCACGCGCTCCTTGGCATAGAGGCACCCGTCGCGCCCGGCGACGCCGCGTTCGACGCTGCCGTCGACAAGCTGGCCCGCGGCGAGAAGCCCTTCGGCTTCTTCGGCGGTGGTGCTCTGAAGGCGCAATTGCCCCTGGTGCGGGTTGCCGGCAGCGCCCCGTCGCTGAAGCCGCCCTCCGACCAGGATGCCTGGAAGCAAGTGCAGAACTGGCGCCGCTGGCAGAAGGAGGTACAGGCCTTCATCGGCCGCTGGAACGCGGCAGCGCGCATCCTCGGTCTTGCTGCGCTCCCGGCCGAGTTCCAGGCCGCCTGCGACGAGTTGCTCCGGCTCGGCCCGCTCGTCGAGCGCGCCCATGCCTTCCACCAGGAGGCGCAGCAGCGCTTAACGGTCATCGGCGGACTGTTCCCGCATGGCGTTGATGCCCGCCAGGTGGTGGTGTTCGGCAAGCTCGAGGGTGTGCGGGAGGCTCTCGCCGCCAACCTCGACCGGAGTGGAAGCAGGGAAGCTCAGCACATCAAGGCCGGCCTTGATGCGCTCGCGAAAGCTGCACCGGGCCTCCCCTTTCAGGCCGGGCTCGTAGCTGTCGCGGGCATGCTCGGCAACCCTGAGACTTCCGTCCACGAACTCGCTGAAGCATGGAACGAGGTGCTCGCTGAGGCGAAGCGGCTCGCTGCGTTCAGACCGATCCGCATCCGCCTCGACGAGATTGCCGGGCTGGTCGTCGCCTCCGGCGCGCCCCGCTGGGCAGAGCGGTTGCTTTCCGAGCCGGTCGGGGAAGGCATCGAGGATCCCTGGACCCCCGCGAACTGGCGGCGCTCCTGGGAGTGGGCGCGCGCCGCCGGCTTCATCTCCCGGATCTCCGACCGCTCGGCCATCGCCCGGCTGTCAGGCCTACGGGCCAAGCGCGAGGCCGAGCAGCGTCGGCTGCTGGGTGAGATCGTCAGGCTCCGCACATTCATCGCCTTGAAGCAGGGCATCACCGAGGGGGTCGCCGCCGCGCTGGCAAAGTTCGTCGCGGCTGTACGTCGCATCGGCGCTGGCACCGGCAAGAGCGCGGCCCGACACCGTCGCGCGAGCCGGGAGGCGGCGCTGGAGGCTGCGACAGCTGTTCCCTGCTGGATCCTGCCCGAATGGCGCGTCGCAGAACAGCTTCCAAGCGCGCTCGGGTGCTTCGACCTTGTCATCGTGGATGAGGCAAGCCAGTCCGACATTACCTCCCTCCCTGTGGTGCTGCGCGGCAAGCAGCTTCTGGTCGTGGGCGATGATAAGCAGGTCAGCCCCTCAGCTGTCGGCATCGAGGAACGAGTCGCTATCCAGCTGCGGGAGACCTTCCTCAAGGGGCTGCCGCTGCGGAGTTTCCTCGATCCGGCGACCTCCCTCTACGACATCGCCTCGATGACCTTCCCGGGGACGGTCATCATGCTCCGCGAGCACTTCCGGTGCGTGGAGCCGATCATCCGCTTCTCCTCGCGCTTCTACGGGAAGGCACTGGTGCCGCTCCGCCTGCCCACCGCCTTGGAGCGGCTCGACCCGCCGCTCGTCGATGTCTATGTGCGACATGGCCAGAAGGTCCGCGACGCCAACAACAAGGAGGCCGAGTGGATCGTGGACGAGATTGAGCGGATCACCATGGATCCCGCGATGTCCAGGCGGTCGATCGGCGTCATTTCCCTCATCGGCGACAAGCAGGCGAAGCTGATCCAGGACAAGCTGACGAGGCGGCTCGGAACGGATGTGTTCGTCCGGAACCGCATCATGTGCGGCAACGCCGCGACCTTTCAGGGCCAGGAGCGTGACATCATGTTCCTCTCCATGATCGCCTGTCCGAATACCGCTCGCTCGCAGACGACTCGGACCATCGAGCAGCGCTTCAACGTCGCCATGTCCCGCGCGCGGGACCGGCTCTACCTGGTGCGCTCGGTGAAGGCCTCCGAACTCGGCGAGCGTGACCTGAAGCTCGCCGTCATCAAGCACTTCGCCAATCCTATGGGCAAGGCCACGTTGTCGCAGCCCATAAACGTCCTGGAGGTCTGTGATAGCGATTTCGAGAGGGAAGTCGGGGGGCACCTGCTGCGCCTGGGCTACCGGGTGAAGCCGCAGGTGCCAGTGGCCGGCTTCAAGATCGACTTTGTTGTCGAAGGGCCCCGCGACAGGCGCCTCGCCATCGAATTGGACGGTGACAAGTACCACGGCCCCGAGCGGTGGGCAGAGGATCTGCGGCGTCAGCGGACCCTGGAGCGGCTGGGCTGGGTCTTCTGGCGCTGCTGGGGCTCGCACTGGTTGGCTGACCCCGAGGGCTGCATGCACGACCTGCTTGCCACGCTTCAGCGGCATGGCGTCGAACCGGTATCGGCAGACGTCTCCCCTGTCGAGTGGGCGCGGCATATAACGGTTGGCGCTGATGAAGGCGCACCGGATGCATCGGTCGAAGCGAGCACTGGCGGCGAGAGCACCGCGGAGGATGCCCCGACCGAGGCCCACGATGCTGGGGCGACCAATCAACCCGACCAGTCGAAAGAGGCAGGAGCGGATACAAACGCAACGTCAGATGCTGAAGCGGACGACACCCGTGTAGAACCGGGAGACACCGTCGTCATCCGCTTCGCTGATACCAATCAGTTGCGTCGATTCCGCATTAGCCGGGAGCAACATGCGCCGGATGAAGGTGTGGTCGGCGTCGGCCAGCCCCTTGTGCAGGCCCTGCTCGGCCGCACTGTCGACGAGGAGATCGAACTTGATGTCGCCGGGCGTTCTAGGATCGTAGTCGTGGAGCGGATCTTGAAGGCAGCGTAAGCAGACGGCCAGTAGACGATTTGATGGCAATGCCGCTGCGACCGACCATCTGCAATCAATCAATGCCCGGACCGCCCCAAGCTTATGGGAGATCGAGGGTTTGGCGCTGCGCCGCCCAACCGATCGGAACGTTCTCCAACAGCCGCGGCAGTGTGACGCCCTCCGCCTGTCTCCCGTCGACGATCGCCTCGACGATATCCGGCGCGAGCAGGGTGAGTTGCAGCAGCCGGCCGAGGTAGCCGCGGTCGAGCTTCTCGGCCGCGGCCATCTCGCCGATGGTGGTGTACTTCCCGGCATCCAGCATACGCTGGTACCAGAACGCGCGGGCGAGCGCCTTCAGCAGCGTCGGATCGGCGCGCGTCGTGGTCTGCGCCGGCAGCCCGTCCACGATTGGCGTGACCACCGTCTTGCGTCCCGGCCGGCGTCGGATCCTGAGCGGCACCCGGACGGTGATGTGCGTCGGCGATGTCATGCCGCCGCCCTCTCGCTCCCGACCAGCCCGAGATCGCGCACCAGGCTGGCCAGCCCCTCGACCCGCAGGCGGATCTCGGCGCCATCCAGCCCAATCGTCACCCTCTCGACCAGCGAGCGGACGATGCGCTGCTGCTCGGCCGGGAACAGCTCGTCCCAGAGCGGCTCGAGCCGCGCGAGTGCTGCGCGCACGTCAGCTTCTGTCAGGTCCGGCTCCTCCGCCTTCGCCTCCAGCCACGTGCCCACCACCACCTCCGGCTGGCGCAGCAGCGCGCGGAGCTGCGTCATCACCACCGCCTCGATCTCCCCCGCCGAGACGCGTCGGACGATGCCGTCATCCGCCTCGCCCTTCAGCGCCCGCTGGGCGACGTAGTAGCGGTAGAGCCGTCCCCGCTTCCGGCTGTGCGTCGGCGAGAGCGCGCGGCCGTCAGTGCCGAAGATCAGCCCCTTCAGCAGCGCCGGGCTCTGCGGCCGGTTTGCCTGCGCCCGTGCACGTGGACTGACCTGCAGGATCGCGTGCACCCGGTCCCACAGCGCGCGCGAGACGATCGCGGCGTGCTCGCCGGGGTAGATGTTGCCGCGATGCGCAACCTCGCCGACGTAGGTGCGGAGGTGCAGGATCTTGTACACGTCGCCCTTGTCGATCGGGCGCCCGGTCCGGGTGGTGATGCCCTCGGCGCGGCACCGGCGCACGGTCTCGATGCCCGAGCCGGTTTCGGTGAACAGATCGAACACCCGCCGCACGCGCGCTGCCTCGGGCTCGTTCACCACCAGCTTGCGATCGCGCACGTCATAGCCGAGCGGGACCTTGCCGCCCATCCACATCCCCCGCGCCTTCGAGGCCGCGACCTTGTCGCGGATGCGCTCGCCGATCACCTCGCGCTCGAACTGGGCGAAGGAGAGCAGGATGTTCAGCGTCAGCCGGCCCATGCTGGTGGTGGTGTTGAACGACTGCGTCACGGACACGAACGTGACCTCGTGCGCGTCGAACACCTCGACCAGCTTGGCGAAGTCCATCAGGGAGCGGGAGAGGCGGTCGATCTTGTAGACCACCACCACGTCGACCAGGCCGCGCTCGATATCCGCGAGCAGGCGCTTCAGGGCGGGCCGGTCCAGGCTCCCTCCCGAGAAGCCGCCGTCGTCGTAGCGGTCGTACACCAGGGTCCAGCCCTCGGCGCGCTGCGAGGCGACGTACGCCTCGCAGGCCTCGCGTTGGGCGTCGAGGGTGTTGAACTCGCGGTCGAGCCCCTCCTCGGTGCTCTTGCGGGTGTAGACTGCGCAGCGCTTCCGCGTGACCGACGCCGGCAGGTCGGGGAGCTTGCGGCGGCTCATGAACCGCTCCTCCCGCGCAGCCCGAAGAACGCGTGGCCATTCCACCGCGTGCCGGTGATGTGGCGTGCGATTGCGGACAGCGAACGATACGGCCGGCCCTCGTATTCGAAGTCATCCGGCCGCACGGTCACCACGTGCTCGATGCCCTGCCATTCGCGCACGAGTCGCGTCCCTGGCAGCGGCCGGCTGTGGCCCCTGGCCGACCTTCGGTCTCCGGCCCTGATCCGCCGCAGCACCACGTTGCCGCCGTCGAGCTGCTCGCCGAGCGCCTCGAGGCGCGCCCGCGTCTCCGGCTTCAGGCCGCCATAGGCGAGTTCCTGGATCCGGTAGGCGAGCCGGCTCTGCAGGTAGGCGCGGTTGAACGAGGGCGGCTCCTTGCCGAACAGCTCACGCCATTGCTGCTTCAACGCATCGATCGGCGCGGTCTGCAAGGCCGCGAGCCGCGGCAGCACCTGTGCCGGCGGGATGGCGGGGAACACCGGTGCCTGCGTCTCCGGCACCGGCGTCTTCGATCGTCGTGTCATGCGTCCTCCGTGTCTCGGGGGTTGGCATGACGGCGCTGGCGGGGAGTCGTGGGTAGCGAACTCTCTCCGCACTCCCGAGCCCCGGGGTCGATCGCGGCGATGCTGCGGCTCCTGAGCCGCACGATCCCACGCGCCAGGATCTGACAGACCTCGCGCAGGTGGGGCGGGAGGTGGTGATTCGTGATCGGCAGGGCCATCGTGATCCCTCACGCGTCGTCCTGCCTGTCATCTACGGATCAGGCCCTCTCCCATTCTCACCGGCCGAGTGCGGCCCCGAGGTCACGCTGCCTTCCGCGTCGCCTCCGTGCCGAACACCGCCCAGATGTCGCGGAGGCGGCGCTTCAGCGTGCTCTCATCCGGAACCCTGCCTCTCCTGCGGGCGAACCACGCCTGGATGTGGCGGATGAGGGCGCCGAAGGACTCGGGAACCCCCTCGAAGTAGATCCGCCGGAATGCTTCGAGACGCGCAGCGTCCCAATCATAGTGGGGCTGCGATCCGCGACCGCCGGCCCTTGAACCATGCCCGATGTCGTTCAGCGACTCCTCCAGAGCCACATAGCGCTTGAGCTCCTCGTGACGCACGCCGACTTCCTCGCGGGTCACCGTGTACCCATGATCGTCCTCGCTCGTGCTGATCAGGCGCCGATAGCGGCCAGCTTCGCCAGCGAGCCAGAAGATCGTCTGCGATCCCGAACGCAGCACATACCAGGCGTCTTCGGGGCGAAGATCCACCAATCCCCGGACGTAACGCTCAGCCGCTGCGATCCACGTTGCGCTGCCATCAGGGGCGATCTCGTAATGCCCTTCCTCGACCCGCACGCCAGGAACGGCCGTGCTGAGCTTCATCTTGCCCTCCGAGACGAGCACGGACATGTCCAGCAGCGACAGGCCGAGCCGCCCGCAGACTTCCTCGACGTGATAGAAGACCTTCTTCTTCGGCGCGTTCGCCATCGCAGCCTCCGTCAGCCGGCGCGGAGGCTGCGCATGCGTCGATAGGCGAACACCACCCGGCCGATGTCCTTGCGCATATCGGGCGGCAGCCGCTGCGCCTCGACGAACAGGTCGTTCATGCGCAGGCCGAGGATGGCGGCGGCGCGCTCGATCAGCTCGTCACGCGGCGGCTTGTCGAGATTGCGCTCGATCCGCGACCAATAGCCTGGGGAGATGCCCAGCCGCCCAGCCATGTCGTTCAGGCCGATGCCAAGCTCGGTGCGCCGGGCACGCACCACATCGCCGAAAGCCATCACACCCCTCCTTGCACCAGGCCGTCGCGAATCAGGTCGACCAGGGCGATCGGGGTCCCCACGCGGCGGCGCCGCGTGGGGACACCCCGGGAACCGCTGCGACACACCGGCAGGCATCGATCAGCGCCGGCAGCGTGAGCGCGAGACTGTCCGAGTCGCGCGGGACCTGGCGTCGGACCTGAGCGGCGACGGCGCGGATGGCCGGCGCGTCGGCATGCGGGTTCAGGGCCGCTTCTGGGCGGTGGGCGATCGGGATCGGCAAAGGACGAAATTCCCTCGATTGGAGGTGGCGGGCAAAGAGCGCGTTCACTCTATGTTCGCGCTCAAGGGGAAGTCCAGCGCCTCCGGCGGCAGGGGGGTGCGGTGATCCAGCAGCGCCGCACCCCATCGCCGCCAGGGGGCGATGGAGCGCACGAAGGCATTGGAATTCAGGGGGGTGCGGTGATCGCGCGCTCCTCTCAGCGCACCCCTGCGCACCCCTCTGCACTAGCCGCACCTGCCGCCCGGGCGCTCATCTCGGCGCATCGCAACCGACCGAGCCGAAGGTGCCGAATGATGATGGAAAAACTGGAGCCCCGCCCACACGCGCCGCAAACATGGGACCATAGTCAGCTGCGCGTGGCGCTTGCTTCTGCCCGGGCCCAGGCCGCCCGCTTCGCCCGACAGCGTCGCCTCTCGCGGGCGGATCGGGAGGATCTGATCCAGGACATCCTGCTCGCCATCGTCGAGGCGAGCCCGCGATTCGATGCCGCACGGGGCTCCTGGGCGACCTTCGTCGCGGTGCTGGCGCGCCGCGCGGTGATCGACCGCGCGCGACAGCCGCACCTCCCACCGCATGTCAGTCTCGACGCCGAGGAAGGACGGGACGCGCGACGCGCGCTGTGCGCGGACCAGACGGATGTGGACGCGCGCCTCGCCTTCCTGAGCGCGGCGGCTGACCTGCCGGCGGGACCGCGCGGGCTGCTGCGCGAGATCCTCGCGCACGCCGACGTGGTGGATGCGCGCGAGGCGCATGCGGCGTCATCGGCCAGCTTCTATCGCGAGCTCACGGATCTCCGCTTCTGGCTGCGCGCGCTCGGTGCACGGCCCCAGCGCAGGGCCGGCGTTCCCCGATCGCAACGGCAGCCGCCGAGGGCGTGAGAACGTCGCCGCGCTGATCTGTAAATGACTCAGTGAGCCCCACCGCGTCGCAGGGAGACCAGACGATGCGCCTCACGTCGTTCGACACCGCGTCCAACGCGATCCGGCTGAGCACGGCCGATCTGGCCGCCCTCGTGCTGACCGAGAACGAGCTGTGCGACCGCTTCGCCGACGCATCGCCCGGCGATGCGGTCATCTATCACATCGGCCACCTTCCGGCCGACCGCGACGCGGTCGTCTCGAAGTTGCCGGCGACACAGCGCGCCGAGCTCGATCGCCTCGCGCGCCGGGCGTGGCGGATGCACGAGGAGGGCCTGGTGCATCTCGTGCAGCGCCGGGTCACCCCTGAGAGCGTCGCGTATCTCGCCATGATCCGCCCGCGCTCGCGGCGTGCTGCGCGACGGCGCACCGCCTAGCCGCCGCCCTTCATCGCACCTCTTCGCCCTCGATCCGAAAGGAGTCCAGTCGTGACGCTGGATGAGACCCTGCGTGCCCTCGACCTGCTCGGTGATCCGGCCCAGCTCCCACCCTTGCTGCGCCAACTCGCGCTGCGGGGCCTCGTCTCCGCTCTGTCGGACCTGCTGCCCGCGCAGGGCGAGATCGTGTTCGCCGATGATGCCGCGGATCTTGTGCAGCGCGGTGAGGCGCTGATCCGCGCGGCCGAGGAGAGCCGCCGCCGCAGCGAGCTGCTGATTTGGCTCGCTGCGCTGATGACGCGCTCGCGGTGAGGCCGGCGATGGGCAAGCCCTCCCGCGACAAGGGGTTGCGGCGCGAGCGGGCGCTGGTGCAGCTCCACACCGTGTGCGGCATCCGCGCCGAGCGCGTGCCGCTGTCCGGAGCCTCGCACTATCAGGGCAACGGCGCCGACCTCGACCTGCATGTGCGCGGGCCACAGCCGCTGAAGGCGGAGGTGAAGGCGCGCGGCGAAGGCGGCGGCTTCAGGACACTCGAACGCTGGCTCGGCGGCAACGACGCGCTGTTCCTGTGGCGTGATCGGGCCGCGCCGGTCGTCGTCTTGCCGTTGCACATCTGGCTCGAGATCGCCGGCCGCAGCGCCCGCCTCGATGCCGATGCGGATGCGCAGCGTCGCGAGCGCCGCAGCGCCGTCGAGAAGGGACCGATCCCGCCAGAGGATGCCATCGCCCGGAGTGCCGCGTGAGGCACAGCCGGTTTCGTGAACCGTTCCGTCTGCTGCTCGGCGGCGTGCTGTACGTCGCGAGCTGCCTGGCCCTGCAGTGGGTGATCGGACTCATGGAGGTGACACGATGAGCATCCCCAATCGGATCACACTCGCGCAGTTGCGCACGATGACGGCAGCACAGGCAGCGACGCTCCCACTCGAACAGTTCGCACTGCTCGCGGACGACGTCGGCGACCTCAAGGCGGACGTGAAGCGTCTCGGTGATCTGCTGCACGACGCGCTGCATCTGCGCTTCGGCGAGGCGGCCGCTGCGATGCGACGCGCCGAGGGCAAGGACACCGGCCGTGTCCGTATCGAGCAGGACGGCTTCGAGATCCTCGCGGATCTCGCGAAGCGCGTTGACTGGCACCAGGCGAAGCTGGCCGAAGCCGTCGCCACGCTGCGCGAATGGGGCGAGGACCCGGCCGACTACGTCGCCACCGAGCTGCGTGTGCCCGAGGCCCGCTTCACTGCCTGGCCGCCGCGCATCCGCGCCCTGTTCGAGCCCGCGCGCACCGTCGCGGCCGGCCGTCCCTCCTACAGCCTCGCACGCAAGGATCCTGCCTGATGGCCCACGAGCTCCGCATCCTCGTTGCGATCCCGCTGGGAGGTGACGCCATGGCGCGCGCGAAGGACGTCGCTGCCTTCGAGCCGACGCTCGATGCCTTCGCCGAGGCGGTCGCGCGCGCCGGCGGCGAGATCAAGGTCGACGTCATCAATGTCAGGCCCCGTGCCAGGAAGGAGACCCACTGATGGCGATCTCGCTTGCATCGCTGCGGCGCGGCGGCACGACGCGCCCGCCCAGCCTGCTGCTCTATGGCGTCGCCGGCGTCGGCAAGACGCTGTGGGGCACCTCGTCGCCGAACCCGATCGTGCTGCAGACCGAGGACGGGCTCGGCCTGATCCAGGCGCCGACCTTCGGACTGCTGCGCAGCTTCGAGGCGGTGATGGAGGCCTTGGCCTGCCTCTACAGCGAGCCGAACGACTTCCAGACCGTCGTCATCGACAGCCTGGACTGGCTCGAGCCGCTGGTGTGGCAGCACACCGCGCAGCTTCACGGCCAGCCGAACATCGAAGCGTTCGGCTATGGCAAGGGCTATCTGGCGGCACTCGATACCTGACGCAGCTTCCTCGACGGCATCAATGCGCTGCGCGAGGAGCGCGGCATGGGCGTGATCATGATCGCCCATGCCGAGATCCGGCGCTTCGACAGCCCGGAGACCGAACCCTACGACCGCTACCAGCCGA